GGACCACCGTTATACAACCACTCATCTAGAGTAGCAGCTTCCCATATAGGGTAGAAGTGTAATCCAATAGCGTTGGATGATGGAACGACAGCACCAGAGATGATGTTGTTACCAAAGAGTAGAGATCCAGCAACTGGTTCTCTGATTCCGTCGATGTCGACAGGAGGTGCAGCGATGAATGCTACGATGAAACAAGCAGCTGCAGTTAGAAGACATGGGATCATTAAGACACCAAACCAACCAACGTACAAGCGATTGTCAGTGGAAGTTACCCACTCACAAAACTCGTCCCATCCAGATAGCAAACCACCACGCTTACGTGTAATAGTTGTCATTTGAAAATGAGTGCGGGTATATGAAGGGTATAAAAAGACTTGATTTATTCTCCCTATAGGTCTTGGTTTGAGGGGAGCATGATAGGTGAGGAAATCATCACCTGTGTTATTTATTATAACAAAATGTTACAGGTATGTCAACTCTGTATTGGTAGTTGAGGACATATAACATTTCTATCAACAAATTCATCAAAATTGTACCGAGCAATGATCGGATGTAACCCAGTGATAGGACGGAGTGCGTTCAATAACTCTTGTTTCTGTTTCCATTGTTGCTTGTGTCCATTCTGTGGATGAAGTTTCCTTCTATACTTTTTACCTCGACTACCAAATAATATACCTACCTCACCTGGATAATGTGTATTCATCCTTTGATTATTCTCATCAATATATGGTTCCTTCTTTATCCATGCATTCTCTATGATCTGTGGCACTGTCTTAGTCAACTGCCTTGCTGTATCAAATGATATCTGATCTCTATTAGTTCCTATGAGAGAGTACTTCCACCACAAATCACCAAAAGTATACATGTCCTGATCTAATACTCTCCATATAGATGCCAATACAGGACTACAATAGTCTTTGAAGTTATACCCTACTTCCTTTATAGTCTTTGTTATCTCTACCGCCTCATCAAAAGTACACATTGATGGTAAGAAACTCTCAAGTATTTCCTCATAGTAATTGAACTTATTACAGTGTCTCATGATGGTAAACCTATGTTCCAAATACTTCTTACAGTTCTCTACAAACTTAGGTGTCATTACATAGCAACCATCTATCCATACAGTCTTACTACCATAAGGGAAGACTTTATGAGGATTGATCTTAACATACGCTGACCTTCTGCGATGACATGGATGCTCACATGGTATCTCTCTAAACTCCCAAGGTCCTTTCCTCTTTACAGTATTATCAGTGAACATAACATACTTGATGTCAGGATCATAGTAATGCTCATCAGGTATCTCGTCATACCCATTAGTAATGCAACTGTATATTATCATGCGTGATGCTTCTCTATCCATTCATTCATGAACTCTTTGTTCTTCCAATGTTTATTATAAAGTATGTGGTTCATGCCTGTGTAAGGTTTGATTTGTAATAACATATCATTCATAGTCTTCCACTGATCTTTTGATCCCATTTGAGGATGCTTCTTTATTCTACCTACATTACCTTCTCTTCCTCTACCAGAACCATCAACACCTCTGAGGTTTACACCTGACTCCAACCAGTCTATAGTATGCCACTCCTCTCCTATGATTTGTTTTGCTACTACAAATGCTATCTGATCACACCTTGTTGATATCTGTGACAGTTCCCACCATAATTCATTGAACTCTACATCACCAACGGTGTTCCAGAATGATGCCAAGATAGGGTTAGTATACTTTTCAAAGTCAAACCCTACATTATAAGCAGCTTTTGTTATGTTTATTATATCTTCTAGAGTATTGTATGATGCTATGTAACTCTCTGATATCTCTTCATAGTATGTGAAACTCATGGGGTGTCTCATATGTACTCTACTATGATTCTCAAATAATTTTTTGGTGTACTGTGCATACTCTTCAGTCATAACATAACAACCATCTATCCACACCACCTTATCTCCTTCAGCAAATAGTTTATGCTGCATTATCTTAGGATATAGTGATAGTCTTAGGGGACAACTATGTGTGATCGGTATATCTCTGAACTCCCATGCTCCTTTATGATCAATCGATCCATCAGTAAACATGACATACCTAATGTCAGGATCATAGTAATGTTCGTCAGGTATCTCATCATACCCATTGGTAATGCATGAATAAATTGTTATCTTAGAATCCATTTACTATTACTAATTTAGGGTCATTCTTTTTCCAATAACCTGTCCTATCTCCAAACAACCAGTCTCCTGTCTCCTTCATAATAGCAGCACGATATCTCATCCGCATACTGAGTCCTGTAATCTGAGCTAGTTTCTCCACAGTATCAGTAGGATCAATTCTTTTCTTACCATATCTACCTCCTTTATTCTTCCACCATGCACCGTCAACAGGGTTAGCATCAGACCACCAACTTACACAATGCCTACACTCATCCCAACCATACTTTACACCTGATGTCTGTAGTGCTACAGATAAAGATACTTGATCTCTCTTACCACCTCTCATGTACCACTTCCACCACACCATGTTAGGCATCCATGCTTCAGAGTTCCTCCACAATACTGTACCTAATGGTGAGAAAAATTTAGAGAAGTCGAACTCAGTCTCTTGTTTTACTTCTCTTGTAAAGTTTATAATCTCATATGGATCCATGAATCCTCTATGAATATACTCAGCACACTCCTCAAGATAGTAATACTTATGTGGGTGCTGCATCAAGAAGAAGTCATGATCTCTCAGTACATTCTCACTCAACTCGAAAAAGTTTACAGAGGTATGTCTTGCAGATATGACAGTATGAAGTTTAGATGCATCAATATAAACACTCTTACCTTCTATGGGACATAGTATTTTTGGATGACGTGACAATCTGACAGGATCATTATGAGAATACTGTATCTCTCTTAGTTCCCAACCCTCTTGTTCCTCTACAGTGCCATCGTGGTAGCATATAAAATGCTCACCTGATTTATTAGGTGGTAGTTGAAAGTATGCGTTAGTAATTGCTGTGTAATACTTCATTAGTTACCAGTTCCAGTCCTCAATTTTTCTACTCCAGATATGATTCCGAAGTACCTCATGTAAAATTCATGATCTTTATACTTAGCATATATTTTTTGACTCAGTCCAGTGATCTCTTGTAACTTCGCCAATAATATAGTTAGTCTAAGATATTGTTTCTTATCACCATGTTGTGGGTGTTTACCTCTCCTTCCTACCTTATTAAAGAATCCTAATTTGATACCACACTTATCTCTATCACCATAGAAGAGTGGTTCAGTTCCAGTGTCCTGAATGGCAGCATCAAATGGTATGTTGTCACGATTATATTTTTTATTACCCCACATGTACCATCTCTCATTGAATATTTTTATATCTTCTGTCAATTTTCTCCACACTATTGTACACTGTGGACTGGAGTATTTTTTGAAATTATATCCATCATCTCTCAAATCATTCACAAAGTTTAGAAGATTTTTTTCTGAAAAGAATGCACATGTGTATCCCTCAATGACCTCATCAAGGAAAGAAAACTTACCACCATGTTTTAGAACAGAGAATGGAAATGATTTCATACTATTCTTTACAAACTCCTCAGTCAATATAAAACAACCATCTATCCATACTGTGTAAGAATTTTTCGGAAAGAACTCATGTGCATTTGCTTTGACATAGAATGCAAAGTCTCTTGGGTCTTCTATATCTAAATCTAATTCAACATATATCCATGGTTCTACTGTAGTATCAATGGTGCCATCATGGAAACAAACATACTTTACATTAGGATCATAGTATGATTCCTTAGGGAACACATCATAATTATTAGTAATACATGTGAACACTATCAATTCTGTATCAATATCAGATCCAAATTCATACGGTAATGTATCCGTTGATGATTTTATCATCATACTTTTTACATCTTTGAAGTCCCATATACTATTCAACTCTGTCAAGAATTCTACAATGGATCTATTGTTTGGTTTGTCAATACAATATGAGTGATCATATGATTTGATTCTATTAGGTTTTGCTAGTTCAACTAATTTTAGTCCTCTCCAATGATGATTACCCTTGTGAACTATCTCAGTCCTCTCTGCATTGACTACAAGATACTCTGCTACTGAACTAGAGACTTGATCTCTGTTCACTCCACCCATATACCACTCTCTCCATACCTTACCCCATTCAATAACCTCTGGTGTAAGTCTTCTCCATATCACACAGTTTATTGTTTGGTCATAATGTTTAGGTTCATAACCTCTACTATGCATTAGACGTGCCATGTCTAAGATCTCATCTTTAGTAGAGAATCCATAAGCATGTAGTTTATTAAACTCAGCAGTCAATGATCTCTTATCAGGATGTGTTGGTAACATAAAGTCACCCTTATATTCTTTAGAGAACTCTACAAGATCTTTTGTGATATTATATGCAGCGTCAACCCATACAACATACTCACCCTTATCAAAATATAAATGAGGACAATGCTTTGGATGATATGATTTTCTAACTGGGCACTCTTCTTCTACTTCTAACTTTACATATTTCCATGGTGCTTTAGTGGTCTCTATAGTACCATCATGAAAACAAATATACTGACAATCTTTATCGTAATATACGTCAGGAACAGTATCATAACCGTTCGTAATGCACGTATAGAATATCATTTTTGCTGTGCTGCTTGACTCAGTGTCTTCTCTGTTACGTTACCAGGTTCTCTAATGAACCAACCTGTTGCAATATACTTTGACTTTTCACCTGTTAGAAATGCACCACGATGCATGTGAGTATATGCTGCTGGCCACAACACTACTGTACCTTTCTTTGGTTGGAAGGATATCTCTTGATGATAGAAGTCTGTTGCTCCACCATTCTCATATGGAATATCATTTAGATATATCATCCATGTTAGAACTCTATCTCTATACAAGAAGTTACCATTCTCACAATGCCATACATGATAACCACCACCAGGATCAGTACGTTGTAACTTACATGTCCATGATGATACAGGGTCAGATGCATCTACAAGACCTGAGTACTTCTTAACATACATTTCAAATGCCATACCTACAGACTGGTTGACTTGCATAGTCATAGTCTGATCACATATCTCTAGGTATAGTTGATGATCCTTTCTACCCATTCCACCCTGTGGAAACTGAGTCTTACCATCATTGAAATGATCTAATGTAAATGTATCGTCACCCATCTTAGTCACATCATGTGTTGATGGTATGTTCTTAAAATATTTTTTTGTGTACCAGAATTCAAAAAGATCTACGAGTGAGTCACAAAATTCTGGTTTGACAAAGTTCTCAAAGACACCAATGGCACCATAGTCTTTCATCTCTGTGAATACTGGTTCTGGTACCTTGATAATAGGATCGTACTCGTCACTCTCATGTGGTGTAATAGATGTGTTCATTGTTCTTTCAATTGATTTAGGTATACTGATGGCGGAACTCTACCAACATATTCATCAAGTTCCATGATTTGATCAATGGTATGATCCACTGCTTGGTATTCCCAGAACTCCTTTAATGCATTATTACTTCCTTTGTGAAAAATGTCAAGGTGTTCTTCATGTATATTAGAACCCAAGTCCATCCTGTAATTGAACAAGGGTGT